AAATCCGATCTTAGCAAAGATAAATGGTACAAGAGCAAATGATATAAAGAAATATGGAGAGATGATATAAGATATAGCCCAAACAGAAATTAATATTTTAAGCCAATGATTATGGCAGAATACTAACTTTGGATTTTTATATAAGTCTCTTGCATACTTTATAGGTATTGTTGGTATTGACCAAGTTGTGGTTAATACTTTTAAATAACCTACATGTTTAGGAGCATGAGGATCTTCAGGACTATCACTATGATTATGATGCATTCTATGAGATGCAATCCAACCAATAGGTGTTCTAATACATGCTATCATTAACATTGCTAATCCCATTGTCTCAAACCATCCAGGCACTTTAAACTGTTTATGGCAATAATATCTATGTAATAATATGGAAGCACCAAGGTGTGATATGATTTGAGACCATATTAATCCAATTACTATTGATGTTAAAATCATTACTATTTAACCTTTATAGATTTTAGTAATCATTGTTTCAAATTCTTCTACTTTATCCAAACGATTTGGCCAGAGAATGTAATCTTTCTCTGGATTCTTTTTTAGATTAGTAAGAAGTGGTATGACTGAGTTATAAAGATCGTCTAATCTTTCTTGTACAGAATTAGCTTCATCAACTGCTTGAGTTGCTTTAGCTACAGCCTTCTGAGAATATTCTAGTTCATCCTCAGTAACTGCAGTAAAGCCGAAATCAAATATATCACTCATGGTTTTTTCCTATATATAACCTTCTGTAATGTATTTATAGATTTCTTTCCAGTTTTTAGCTGTTTTAGATACAGATTTTGCATCTTCACGATCTCTATTGAAAGGGTGTTCGATCATAATACAATTAAGACCCATATTAGAACCAGTGATAACATTCTCTGGTTTATCTTCGATCCACCAACATCCACTATCTTTGTACTTTAACAAAGCATCATCTTTATCTGCACCACATGGTAGAGATACTAAACTTTCAAATGCTGTTGGACCAAATAGTTGATCGAGATTATACTTACGAGCTTTATATGCAGACTCGTTAGTATTCATACTTGTGATACAATGGAAAACATATCCATGCTCTTCATGTAACTTGCGTACATATTTAATTGCATCACGTTCTGGTTTCATATAACCAATTGCTGAAGATAAGTTGAATGTCTCAACATACTTCTTAGCTTCAGGTGCAGACATTCCCATTGCCTTACCAAGATCATATTCATCAGGGCTCACACCACTGATTCCATGTTCTTCTTTCATCCATCTACCGAATGAGTATAGCCAATCTACTAAGACGCCATCGCAGTCTGTTAATATAATTTTTTCATTTAATGTATTCATAATATAATCCTTATTTATTTATTGTTTCTATATGTATTATAGCACATATTAAAACAGATGTAAAGTATTATTATACATTATTTCCTTTTATTTCGATACAAAGTGCTTGCGTACCTGTATTAAAATAACCACCACCTTTACCATGGTATTCACTAAGCGCATCTCTTGCTTGAAAACAATTATCCATTGTATCGGTAACAGTTACTTTTTCCACGTATGCCACTGTTTCATAAAAATATATAAAGACAAGTACCCACATTATAAATCCTCACATTGCATTAGTAAATCACTAAAACCTATTTGTAATACACTATATTCGTTCAGCTCACTTTTAAACTCTTCAATTTGTGAAATTTGTTCTTTAGTAAGTTGTTTGATTTCTTCAATACCATAATACTGAAATATATATCCATAAACACTGTCTATAATATCACGTTCAAAGTTTTCTTCATACTTATGTATTCTAGGCCAATTGAACTCTTTAGTCATTTGGTTAATATCCTTGCACAATTATTGCTAGTAAAAGCCCAACAAGGATTGCAAATATTATATTATTCATAGCCCTAATATCCCAAATAAATTAAACCAACCCATTGATGTACCTATAATGATAGGTAAACCCACCATCATAAATGCGATGATAGCAACTGCCCCTAAAGCGCCTTTATTATCATGTTCTTGATTACTCATGTTCTCCTCCATTCCCACGCATTGTGTAAAAGATTTGAGGCTTACGTTTAGCAGCTTCAAATACTGATACTGTTACGAATATCCCACAAAGCAGTAAAGCATGTAACAATATGTTCACGCCCAGATACATCCATGTACCTGTTATTGCAGTAAATATTATACACCACATCCATGCAAGAATTTGCATAACCAAGTGACGTACTCTTAAATCTTTGATATTGGACAATGGATTCTTTTCACTATCCATTATCACATTCCACCAATCCATAATAAAACTTGTCATAATATATCTTTCCTAATTTGGTCAGGGTGGCTGGACTCGAACCAACGACTTCTACATTCCAAGTGTAGCACTCTACCAGACTGAGCTACACCCTGTGTTATTTTTAAGAGACTTTAATACCTTCTCTTTTAAAATGTTCTTCACGAATTTCTTTAGCAACTCGCATAGTTTCTTTGCCAGCTTTTATCCAAGATGTTGAGTTAGCATTGTCTGCTTCTTCGGCATCTTTAATTCTACGAGCAATTGATTCAAATTTTGTTTCCATAATATAACCTTACTTAGTATAAGTTTCAGAATATGTTACACCATTTTGTGTCCAAGTAATGATAGAATAATCATAAACTGTGCGCTCAACATCTTTATAGTATGTGACATTATCACATCTATTTTCTTGCTTGTGACCAATTACAGTTTGTTTTGATTTAGGCTGAGCACCTTTATCGGCTCCTACTAAACCACCAAATACAGCACCAGCGGCAGCACCACCATCATCTCCGGTAACACCTTTACCAATAAGACCACCTATGATCATACCTAACAAAGCACCACCAGCGGCATCACCTTGTTGTGTAGTATTTCCATAGACAGGGACATTGACTGTTACACATTCTTTCTTAGTGTAAGGCTCAACCTCAACTATGATCTTATAACGATCAGCAACTACTGCATTTACATTTTCTGCTAATGCCGCACTTGATGACATAGCCATTGCTGTAATTAATAATATATTCTTCATAATAACTCCTTTAACAAATTTCTTCACCAACCCAAGCATTTATGTGTACTACTACACCTTCATGCCTAGTAATCATATATTCAACTTTACAGTCAAGTAATGCTTTTTTTAAATTATCTAATTTTGTTTTACTAACAACATAATTCATATCTTGACTGTTCATAATTATCTCCATTTGATATAACAATAATAACACATTTTAATTAAGATGTAAAGTGTTTTCTTTACTTTTTTTAATTTATTTTTTGAACCTTATATCTCTTACAGCACCTTGAACAAGTGATGGATATTCACCAAGATATGTACCAGCTTCTAGCATATCTTTTGTTAGTAATTCTTTATGAACATGTTCTACATCATCAAAGACTTTTAATAACTTTTTAGCAAGTCTATCAAACATAACATCTTCAAGTATTGGTTCATCTTCTACATAGTAAGCATATGAAGCCATTAGATACCATGGAATTAACATATTTGAATTCTTATCAATAGTATCCATAAACATCTTTTCTATTTCAGAAAGACTGTGTTTCTTTTTATTTTGATCTATCATAGCAAGATCCTTTTCTTTACCTAGTAGAATATTTATTATAAACCATAATTCTACTAATGTAAAGTGTTAAGGCGTAACTATTTTAACATTTTTTGGTAATTTCATCTTAATGTTATCATGTTTATGATAGACATGGAACTGTGTATCTGAGAATTCTTTAAACATCTGAGGCCATATACCTCTCCAGTTATTAGCAAGTCTATTATTATTACTATCACTACGATCTGATTCTAAGTAAAAATCTGTACAGCTAGTCATATCAAAATCAAACATAGAGTTAAAGCCATACATATGGCATTCTTTTGGTTTAAATCTTGACACACCGTAGTGAGTTGCGAGATGGCCACAATTAAAGTCTGTGGCATTAGAAGCATATTTAGGAACATCTAGGTAGAAACCTCTGATCTGACTAGAATGTTTCATATAAAAACTAGGATTTTTCTGCATATGGATCTTTGGTCTATTACCTAATATCCAATGGCCAGGAACATCTACACTACCTTCTTGAATGGCTCTCATCATTTTAAAATCTACCATGCAAGTTGCAAATACATTATCTACAGCCATAGGAGGAAGATTGCAAGTAATTCTTATACCTTCTGCATTTGCATTAAAATACCCCGCAGATTTGCCGTTACCTATTATATGTACATTATTAGTCATTCATCATCTCTTTTATAACTTCTTTACCCTTATTGCCAGTCCAGTGTACAACTTTAGCTTTATCAAAATTCGGGTACTTGTCTTGTATATCTAGTCTTAAAAAATTGTATATTGATGGAAGTGTATTCATATGAGTAAGTTCTCTAAGAGGATCCCCACCTAACATCCAATTTAAAACTTCTTGATCACCAACTTCATTTGTTAATCCTTCTTTTATATATCTAGCCCATTCATTAAGTACCGGTGGGATACCTTGAAAACCTATAACTCCAGAATTATACCATGTGCCACGATCACCTCGGCGTGTAGTCCACGGTCGATCTATTGCCATAGTTAGTTTATTAGGCTGTATGTGTTTAAAGATTCCATCTAGGTTTCCTCTTATCTCACAATCTGTATCCAACCAAACAATTTGATCTGCCATCTTTGCGGCATCCATTAATGCAGCTGGCTTTTTAAACCAACCTTTTAGTTCTGGCGCAAAGGTATCAAACTCATATACTGCAAGTTGAGCATCTGGATTATGCTTATTAAAGTTATCTTCAAACCAAGGTAATAACCAATCACTATTCTTATCAGCACCAGTAATGTATAGTTTATCATATGATGCCATAATCTTGCCCCCAATTATGTTTAGCAAGACACCCAGTCTCATTCTGTATTGTAGTAAATTCATCTTTACATTCTACTGGCCATGGGTAATATTCTTCTAACCAAGGAAATAATCTAGTATTAAGAAACACATCAGTTGGTCCAGCATTAAATACAGTCTGATCTATTATAGCTTGAGCACCTTTTGGTGTAATACCATATGCGTGAGCACCAGGTAGATATTGTTTTGATATTAGTTTACCTAGACCTAGTGTTGGTGTTTTAAATCTACCGTAACTTGGTGCTCCTATATTAACCAATCCATTAAAAGGTAAAACTGGAATTTTATTTGTTACTACAGCATCATGTTCAAATATAATAATTGATTCATTTAATTCAATACATTTCTTCCACAATGAAAAGTGTGATAGAAAAGCAGAAATGACTCTATCATAACGAGAATACTTTTCACGGAAATTATGTAAAGGTATCTTATAAGACTCAGCCAAAGAAAACGGATCTTGCTCTGGTGTAATAGCATTAAACTGTTCTATATTATTATTGCAATGTTTTTTATATGACTCTATACATCTATTAGACATCTCCACAGATTTTGGATTGTCTTTTATAGTAATAACAAATGCTCTCATAATGTAGTTGTACTCCTAGTACGTTGAATATCAGTATAGTATTTCTTTGTTACACCAAGGTTAGATATAATCTGCCGACACATAATTGCATCATTAGGCCATAGTCCAAATTTGTATGATGCTTTCATAAGAGCTTCAGCTCCATCTGGTGTAAGTATATATGCACTATTTCCAGCAATGCCTTGAGGTATGAATGTATTATCAATAACGGGGCAAGATTGTAAATCATTTTTACTACTCTGAATAGTGTTATGAAATACTTGTGCTTTACGGGTCGCACCCAGCGGTGAGTTTAGACCAATGATATCATAACCTCTATTCAAATACTTATCTGGATCAAGTTTATGTTTAAATATAGCATCGTGTTCAAGAACTATAATAGGTTCATTTCTTGTAGAACATAGATACCATAGTCTAAAGTGACTCAGAGAACAACCTACACGTGCCAATCTATCGGCAGTTTGATATGCAGACTTTTTTAAACCAGAAGCCATATCATGCAATTCACCTTCCCAAGGCCAGTTCCATTTTAGTTTATAATCTTTTAAAGTTTTCTCTGCCATATCTGGTGTTGTAGCCCAAAACTTTTTAACAGAAAAATCATTCTTTATATCCCATGATGATTCAATACAAACTCGAGCGGCGTCTTCAGATATAGCATTACCGCCTATAGTGATAACATATGCGTCCATTATAAAATTCCTTTATCAACCAATGCTTGATAATTTTTAATCTTTTCTTGTTTAGGTCCTTGTGGTGTAATTTTAGTGCGAATATGTATCATACCAGCATATTGTGGATATTCTAAGTAGTTATCATAGCACCATTTAGGGTGTAACATTTGATCTTGACTTATTCTTACACCTGTTTTAAAAGCAAGTGTATGAAATATACCTTCATCTTCCCACTGATACGGTTGGTTATATGCATTCATCCAACCCTCATTACCACCAAGACCTGCTCTTAGTTTTTGTCTTAATTTTCTATCCATTTTATAGATAGCACCACCCCAGTATGGAGTATCCATTGATCCTTGAAATGGATGTTGACTTACTAACTTATTATGCAATCTTTGTTGAATAGGATTATATAAACCAATGCCAGGTTCTTCAAATATATCCTTATTCATATTCTTTGGAACAAACATATCAATGTCTACCATTAGAACATTATCATAATCATCATACTGTTCATCTATCATATATAACTTTTGACAAGGTGCTGTTAGATGCTTACGGAATGGCATGCCTAACACAAGCTCATAGTCTGCACCTATTTGTACAGCATATTCTTGGATATTCTTTTGACTTTTCTTGTCAAGCTCACGCAAGTTATCAAATTTATCAAAGTGTTGTAGTATTATATTACGCATTTTTCTTGAGTACTGTATAACCTACATTTACTGTACCACGTTCATGGACTGACCACTCTGGATATTCTTTACAAAAATCTTCTAAACACTTATGCAATTCTGGACAAGACCAAGTATCATGAGCCACAATATATTTTTTAGTTGATGGACCGTGTAGTTGTAGCTCTTGCGACATATGAAATGCTTTATGTAACGAATCTATAAGAAGCATATCAACAGCTTTACCAATGGAACCTAAACCAATAGAATCAGTTTGAACAATCTTTAACTGTATTCCGTTTTCTTTAGCATATCTTTCTGCGTGTGGTTTTAGAAATCTATGATACCTACTCATATCAATATCAACACCTTCAACATATGTAAATCCAGATAATAGAGCATTAGCAAGAGTGCCGCCCTGATGTGTACCTAGTTCACGATATGATTCACACTCAGCACCAAACTTTTTAATTGCATCATGTTGCTGGCAGTATTCGTCACCATGTTCACCTTCTTGACCTTCACGAATATCTTTATAAAATTCTACCACATCTTTCACATGGCCTAGTTCAACATTTATCATATTATTTCCTTGATGCTATTAAAAACCATGCTTTATTATAAATGTGACATGGAAAGTGATTTACTGTATACTTTTCTTTTAGTTTCTCTGCTATATTTTTAAAATATTCAATATTATCTATACCCTCATAAACACGATTATGTGCAATAAAGATATAATCATAGTTGGTTATATTATTTTCAATATGTACTCTATCAGATAAAGGCATCTCATTCATACTAAAAGTTGCTTGAAGTAAATCTGTAGTGCCCCAACAATCTTGTAATGATTTCATATTAACATTAGTTGTATTTGATGTGCGCCCTAAATATGCACGTTGGACTTTGTGTAGTTCTTTAAAGTCCGCTATAGTATATGTACCAGTATGACCTTGACTCTTATAGATACGGCAAGCATTACCATAACCACCACCTATTTCAAGTATTGTATTAAAACTACTTTTACCCCAGTGCTTATTCATTAAGTACATATAATACATTTGTTGAATAGTTACACTAGTTTTGTTCATATGGCTGATAGTAGGGTTACCAAAATTATGTTCTACTACACTAGGTAACCAATTACTACCCATTTCATTATAATAATTTATTGCTATATCTTTTTGATATGGACATAAGCATAATCTAAATGTTCTTTGAGAAAGAAAGTTAAAAGGATTTTCTTCATATTCTCTTTTAATATTAGCTTTAAATCCGTCCCATAAAGTCATAGATTCCATCTTCCCTGTGGTTGATTTGTTATTCTATCTATCATATCATCTTCAAAGTAATCAGCACCACTTAATTGTATATGTACAAGTTGTGGGTCATTGCCTCTACCATCGTGTATAGGAGTGGTTAAACCTAAAGGTCCTCTTACATAATGTATATAACAATTCCAATCATTATCCATTTCGGTATAGTCTAAATGTGCCACCATCATAGCATGGAAATAATTCTGATCTACAGTATAGAACCTACCTAATCCACAACTTCTCATGGTATTAATGTAGGATTGGAATTCTACAAATCTTTCTCTACACTTGAGTATGCCTTCTTTAGTAAATAATACCATACCAGCATTATATACTTTAAGATAACCTTCATCATCTCTAGGTAAATCTATTCCGTAAATTCTTTTACAATGTTGTGCCCATTGTTCGTCACTAGCAGCACAGATAGAACCACCAATTACAGTTGATGCTCTATACTTACCTTGAAATGGCTCAGTACAAATACCAACGTCACCAATATTCTCTTCAAATATATTGCGACAATCTGGCGTAGGAAATACATCTAAATCAACTACTAATACTTTATCATATTCTAAAAATGATTTACATAAAATTGGATTAAGCCATTCAAAGTACATTGGTACATTACATAAAGATGATGCTATATTAGGATCAATATCTAATCTATAATCAGCGCCAATTCTATCAGCGTATTCTTTCATTAGTTTAGAGCTATGTTTACAAGCAGACCTTAGTTCTCCAGCCCATACTTGATATATTAAATTTTTAGACATACTTCATAAGTTCCTCAACATTCTCACCTTTTTGTGGTAATTTATCCTTAAGGAAGAAATGTATAAAGTGTGCTTCACTTAAACTATCATCAGGTATTGCAGTAAATAATGCATTCCATTTATATGATAAGTGAGTTACTTTAATGCCTTCCATCTTAATAAAAGCATTTAGAAGTGTCTGATCTGTAGACCATTTCCAAGTACCCTTACCATCAACAAAGTCTTTCCATAAAGGTTGTGTGATCCATTCTTTTGGAGACATACCTCTTAGATATTTTTGGAATGATTTGTTCATTACCATCATACCCATATTCATAAAAGCACCACCGTGTGGGTGTTCAAAGTCAAAGTCCATATTCATTCCACCATATTGCATACGCGAATAGTTACGAATCTTGTTAGAATAGTTTTGTGTGACTGGCATCTCTCTTTCATAAACACCAGCAAAATCATCATCTGGCTTTATCTCATTAAAGATATTAGGTGACTTATCACGAATAAAAATATCACTATCAATAATAGCAATCTGATCATAGTCATCAAAGTAACCAAAGGCGTTTTCTTTTTCATATATAGGAAGATACCCTAAACGAGATGCTCCCTCACTACGATTTGTAGTAAAGGGATCTGGTTTAATAAACAACTTAGGTACTGTCTGTAGAATATAATCGGCACCTATATCTTTAGCATATTGTTCTACACTATTAGTACACCAATCATATAAGTTAGATTTAGGTCCAACATAAACTTGATAGATTAATCTTTTCATAATAAACTTTCATTTTATTTCTTTGCGGCATTAGATTTTATGGCAGCAGCTCCAAAGAATGCAGCTATGATACCAGCAACAGCTATGAAATATACACCAGCCATATCGCCTAAAATCTTGGCGGCACTATCTACTCCAAATACAACAGCTAGTATAACTGCAAATGGATACCCTAACATTCCAACTAAGCAGAACCATGCCATGGCTCTTTGGGCATCTTCCTTTTTATCTTCATTCTCAAGACGAATTAGTCTCTCTTGACGAGCTATCTCAGCATCAGTAATAACACCATCATTATTGGTATCTGCCTTATTAAGATCAGAATCAGTACATAGTACCTTTGGTGTTACTCCAAACGAGTTAGGCTTTTGCTCCATTTGTTTCTCCTAGAATTGCTTCCGCAATTTCAACCGCTCTATCATAATCTTTACGGAACCGATTTTTCTTATAGCCTTCTTTTTTAAAGGCTCTTAAACTATCTATATCGCTTGTAAAGGAAGGATTAAAGTTATAGGAGATTGATTCGAACTCCGTGCGTAAATTTAAAACAACAAATATATTCATTTATCTTTTCCCAACTTGTTCTCTATCCAATTATTCATACAATACTCTTTACCGAGTAATACACATATATTTATCTTTTTTGTTCTCCGTCTTTGCCACTGACTAACTGAGAGGTCTTTTACGTTGGTCCTGATGATATAGATCAATCGTCTCGAGTAATTTAGGCGCCCACGTATCACGATGTTCTTTAAATATAATAGGTTCATTTCCATCCACATCCATTATTGTTACAAGATTAGTAATAGGCATTCCTGTACGTTCTTCCCACATTATAGCATATGCTGACTCTTGTGTAAAGTAATTTGTTACCCATTCACGTTTTTTAGGTTTCTTACTTGTCTTAAAATCAATAATACTAGGAACACCATCAAACTCTGCCACACAGTCAACTCTACCCGCAACACCAAGATACTTAGAATACAAAGGTGTCTCTTGAGAAAAGATTTTACCAATACGTTCATCCAAAATAGGCATTAGGTTTAGCCAACTTTGGATTACATCTAGTGTATACTTACTTCTATCAATTTCCTCATTGTCAAGATACTTCTCAACAATATCATGTACTGCAGTGCCGCGTGTAGATGCTCTATAAGAAACCTTATTGGCTTCCTCTTCGCCTACTCTTGCTCTCCATGCTGCGATTGAGTCTCTTGAGAGGATTGATAGGACAGTGGTGATACTAGGATATCTATTACCTTCAGGGGTAAGATAAGTTCGTCCCGATTGTTTTGTTTCAGCAATAAGGTCTTCATAGCCTAGATCCACTGGTGTGTGTTCGAATTTTCTCATAATGTAAATTTTCTTTCAATGTGTTACTGTTAAGTTTATTCATTAACGTACTCCATTCATCTCCTTAGTCATAATATAATCACGTACGATACCAGATCGTACAATATCTTTCCAATCAAAGTTTATAGTCGTAAAGTCTTTCATCTGCTCAAGTATATTAAGAAACACTGGCAGTCCATTACGTTCATCTTCAAAGCGGAAATCAGACTGATGGAAATCTCCACAGAATATAATTTTACAATTAGTACCCACACGAGTAATGACTGAGTCAAGTTCATGAAAGGTTAAGTTCTGCATTTCATCTACAATTATAATAGTATTATTAAAAGTTGTACCACGTATAAATGATGTTGATTCAAATGATATATTATTAGAGGCTTGGAGTTTCATCCATGCTTCTTTATCTTGGAACAATTCTGTTAGAATACTAATATAAGGTGCAGCATATGCTTGCTTTTTCTCATCTTCATTGCCAGGTAAGAAACCTATATCACGTGTAGGAACTATAGAACGAACGATAGTAACCTTATCATATTCTGGCAATTCTTTATCAAGAGCATCTTCAAGTGCTAATGATACAGCAAGAAATGTTTTACCAGTACCAGCTGAACCAGATAAGATTAGACTATCGCCATCATCCCAAGCATCTACAGCAAGGCTTTGATTTTCAGTAATTGGTTTAAAGTCTGGCATGTTGTCCAAACGTAGGATCATACTCTTAGTTGATTTACGGCTCATCGAATAATCTTACTCTCTCTACCAGCTTTTTCATGCATTCTTTTAGTTAGGTCTTTCCAACCATCAGAAGTGTGTTTAAGTGTTCCACCAACAGCACTTACTATTTTAGGCACTGCGAGACTTTGCTTTAGATTTGGGTTTTCGCTTAACAGCTTTTCTAGGCTTGACCAAGACATCACTTCGTCCCACTCTTTGTTTGTGTTTATGTCTATTATTGTATACACTGGCATAATTTTTCCAATCAATCCATTCTTGTTCAACATTTGTTTTATACATTACATTCCACTTCTTTGATAAACTAGAATATAACTGTATATATTGATTTTTTTTAACTGTCTCAACGAGGCGCATTTTTGTGTCACCTATTGATAATTCTTCTAATGTTTTAAGATTAGGCAGCAGAAACATTAAACCACTCCGGTATATCACGTTTAGACCAAACCATTTTAAATCTATCTTGCTTAGTCTGATAGTATTCACGATAAGAACCAACTGGATCTGACTCATTAATACACTGTGGCTCTGCACCCATTGCTAGTCTAAACGGTGTTAAGTCATTGCTATATAAAGTCATAACAGGTGGTCTTTTTAACACATCACGTAATTTAGTATCTGTCATATGCACTTTACCATAACGATAAGTGTATTCATCACATAAAGCAATAAAGTGTTTATAATGCCAATTGTAATTAGAATTAGTTTCCATAGTCCATACGGTACAAGGATGGCCAGTGTGTACAGCTTTATACAAAACTTGCTCTTTCTCTCCAGTAAGCTCCCAGTATTTACTCATGGTCTTACCAGATTTAGATTTTCTTTTAGTAAGAGTGCCATCCAACATACGATGTGCAGTTGAAAGCATTTGACCACACTCTAAGATCATTTTAACGATATGTTTATCGCATTGTAACTGTGCTGCTACAACAGGATTTTTATCTAATATAAAAATATTCATAGTATCCATCTCCACCAAAATAAGTTAATTTATTATACCATACCTTAGTGGAGATGTAAACACTTATTTTTTGTTTTTATGAAGAATTTTGCTCCGCTATCACATCTTCAATGTGCTGATCTATAAATTGTTTCTTTAACATAATCTTATGTACAAGATCGGCTCTACCCTTTTTTTCTAGTTTCTTTGAGTATTGTACCAGTTCTCGCGAGTCACGTCTTAGTCGTTCAATTTGAGCTGAGATCATATTAGATTGTTTCCTTAAAGTAAAAAAGGCCAAAGTAGAATTTCTACTTCGACCCATTGGTTAATTTTTTAGTTTGTTAGGCAATGTTAGTCCTTTAGAAGCCCAGGAAAGGCTTCATTTACTATAGGTCTAGTTAATGTTTTAACGGTCTTCTTTTTTGAAATCATAGCAATTACTAGCTTAGCATCTTCTGGATGAATAGCTTCCAGAATTTCTATAAACAATCTTTCCCTCCGTATACCATTCATATTATCACCAGGTCCGCCTACTACAAAGTTGACAAACTTCTTGTGCTGTTTACTGAGTTGGGAAGGTGCACTTTCAGGTTTATTTTCAGTGTAAGGTGGAGCACCCGCAGGTAAGTTCCATCTAACTGTATCATCCATCGTGCCACGGATAATATCTTTTAACCACCATGATTCATTATCTTTAAGAACAGCTATACGCTCCTCTTTACTTCTAGCCTTTGAATATTTCTCAAAGACTTCATAAACAAGTTTCATAAAATAAACTCTCCTACACTTTCAATTAATAATCTACAACGTTTGTTAATTAGATAGTTCAGAACCTTAGATTTATTCTCTGTTGGATCTTGGCTATCATAGTTATTTATAATATCCAGTTTTATAGTTTCTGGTAATTCCATCAAGTCAATCATGGTACGATTACGTTGTATATTACGCAAGACATCTTCACCTAGGGCTAAAGGGTCTTCCATTAAGGCAGCTTTTTTCTTAGCTGATAAAGGTGTCTGACGACGACCATCTACAAATACATCATCATCTGATAATACATTAGGCACACCATCTGATGAGTCACCTTTAAGTACATGCTCAAGTAAGAATGTTCTAGGATTCTTTTCTACAATAAGTTTCTTAGTCATAGGAGAATACTGCTTAACATTACTATTTATTTGGAGTTGAGCAAAATCTTTATCTGCTGATATAATCATAACAGGCTCATATCTACCGAACTCTTGAGTTGCCGTAGCTATCTGTGCTATCGAATCGTCAGCTTCACATCCATCTTGATGTATTACTTTATAAGGAAAGTTATCGCGTATTTCATCACGAACAGTATTAAGAATACGGAACACTTCATTCCAATCTACACTAGATTTCTCACGTGATTTCTTACGATTAGCTTTATACTGAGGAAACACACGCTTGCGCCAGTTATTAGTGCCGTCAGCAACAACAACAATCTCACCAAATTCTTTACTGTACTTTTTGCGGTACATACGAATTGAGTTAAGAACCATATGACGGAGTAAATCCTCGTCCGTCTGCATTTTCATAGCAAGGAAGTTGCCGATGGCAACTCCATTATAATCAATTAATATCATATAAACTCTTCCATTTTAACTTTACGTTGATCAATAATAAAGGTATCTAGTAAACCAAATTTATTGGCATCTTTAACCCATTCTAGTGCCTTACTTTGGCTATCAAAGTAAGCAATTGACTTTTCATCATTAAGCAGAGTATATTCTGCTACAAACATTATTTGTGACTGGTTCATTACCATTCCTTTCTATCTCCGCTTTCTTCATTATATTCAAATCCCATGCAATAAGCATGAGTTTCTTCGGCAGTTAATTTTTCGATACGACCAAGGTTATGAGTTCCATTAGAATACCTATGAGGTGCATATCGTCTACCATAATAAGAATCCATAATGCCACGATCAAAAGGACCGCCATGCTCGTCATCAAACATTTGATCTTTGAATGTTATATAACCCATATTATAATTCCTTAGTTATTGTTTCTATAACTAATATAACACATTTAAACATAGATGTAAAGTGTTTTCTTTACTTTTTTAACTTTTTTTTATAAAAACAATAAAGTGTAACAAATATGTTACATCTTATCTTTTACTCTTTTTGCCCATGCTTCTTCAAATCCTTCTAAACGATATGTATATTCATGGTTACCCCACATCCTTGCAAAGTATGAATCATATGTTTTCTTTATATCTTCATCTGAATAGTTTTCTGGTATCAACTGGCCTTTTACAGCCCACATTAACTCATTGGCTTTCTTTATATTAATCTCCACCATTCATCATTTCCTCGATTAGATTTGCAACGTGCTTGGAATGTATCTTTAAACCTATGAATTCATTATAATAATTTGAGTCAAAAAGTACGTTTTTATCAAATTGCAGTTTAGCTTCGTAATAACTCATCTCTCCCTTGCTTTTACACAATCTTAAAATAGTGCGATTCCAGCGAGTAGGACCATGTTCTTCTAATAATAGTTTGATTTGTTCGTTAGAGCCATAATACTTCATCCAATCGGATTCTTTCTTAACAACTCTTTTTCTGGTCTTACCTTTTAATGGCTTTAGACGGCGAGTGGACCAGAAACCCTTCTTACCGATATACTTTTTACCATTACTCTTATCTTGTACTTCATATACAAAACCCACCCAAGACGATAGTTCATCTGGGGTGGGCTTAAATTCTTTATCTTCATATAACCACATAGCAATACCTTATCAATTCAAGGCTATTTAGTAGTCATCTTCCTCATCATATCCATCAGATTCAAAGTTAACCGGATGACCACACATTGGACAATGATGTGGTGTTTCATCAGACACAACCTCTACAAATGATATTTCTTCACACATACCACATTCTATTTTTATTGGTTTAGACATACTCTCTCCTTATCCTTCGCATGCTGCACAATTCATAATATCTCTTACCAATTCTTGAGCAGGGTTAGCTGATCGTTGATAATAGAAAGTTTTTACACCTAGTTTCCATCCTTCTATAATCAATGCATTCACATCTTTAGCTGACACATCAGGGTGGATAAGTATATTTAAACTCTGTGCTTGATCTATATATTTCTGCCTTGCACCAGCTTGTTGGACAATAACCAATGGTGAGATTTCAGAGAAAGTTTTAAATACATCTTTTTCAATCTTAGATAAGAAATTAAGATGCTGTACTGAACCACCATGCTTTAAAATATCTAGCCAAGTTGCACTATCATTCCTACTATACTTTTCTAGTACGTCATTTAGATAAGGATTCTTGTAAGTAAATTTGCCCTTTGCCAAGTCTTTAGTAAAGTAGTTAGATGCCAATGGCTCGATAGATGGTGATACTTGACCTAGAATAAATGATGAACTTGTAGTAGGAGCAATAGCACAAGTGGTTAGGTTTCGCATACCATATCCTAGCATACCTTCTGGTTCACCATATTCAATAGCAAGTTCCTTAGATGCTGCCTTAGAATGATCTTCAATAAATTTAGAGATTTCAACAGTTAATAGATGAGCATCAAATGACTCAAAGGGAATCATCTTAGATTGTAGATATGAATGCCAACCAAGTTGACCTAGACCAAGTGCACGCCATCTGCGTGCAAAGTTATTAGCAGAAGCCATGAAAGGAATATTATCAGTCTTTTCAATGTACTCTTCCATAACAGCATCAAGAAACCAGATCATTGTTTCTACTGCGTCAGTTTCTTTCCACTCATCATACTTTAGTAAGTTCATAGATGCTAGATTACATACAAACGATTCGTCTTCTGCGGACGGTAAAGCAATCTCTGAACATAGATTAGATGCCCAAATCTTAATACCTTGATCACGTAATACTTTAGGTGCATTATTATTTACTGTATCTTTAAAGAACAAGTAAGGATAACCACTCTCACGACGTTTACGCAGAATACGTGCCCATATTGTTCTCTTATCTACATCACCATCAATCATGGATTGCATCCACTCATCTCCGATAGTAACACCGAGACTTAGATTAATAATTGATGAACCCTCTTCACGAGCATCTAGGAATTCCATAATGTCTGGTGATTCAACATCAAGATATGCAGCCATTGATCCACGTCTTACATTACCTTGAGCTACAACATCAACAGTTGTTTCCCATAAGTTCATAAAGTGTACAGGACCATCAGCAGTTCCACCACTCTTAATAGTTTCACCTCTTGACCTTAATGCACCAAAGTATGCAGATGTTCCTGCTCCTAGCTTTGTTTGCATTCCTACTTCTGCAGTCTTTAATAGAATTGATTCCATAGTATCAGAGATATAAACTCCATTACATGAAATTGGTAATCCTTTAGATGTTCCATAGTTAGCCCACACAGGAGATGATAGCGAATAGAAACCACGACTCATATAGTCATAGAATTTATCAGCCCATCCAGTACCTTCCAGTTCAAGGTTCTTTTCTGCTGTCTGCGCAATACCTCTTACTCTTTCTTCAACGGTCATGTTACCGTCAATGTATCCACGGGAGAGGAACACCCGTGAATCATCATTTGCCCATTCAAAGCCCATTATGTAATCCTTCTAAAATAAATCATCGGCGGAAATGCCCTTGCCTTTAGCGTACTCAACAGGTCTCTTTTGAAAGAAGTCTGTCATGTTAGCACCAAATAGTTCTTCGTCAAACCAGAAAGTCTCTTTAATATGACCTTCATCATAGACGATTTCAGAGTTATCTATACCGATCATATCCATAGAATCTGCCATGCGCTTAGCGATAAAAGATTTTAGAATATCTGCACTCAGACCATCTGCTGTATGTCCATCCATAATCCACTCAATTACTTTGCTTTCTGCTTTTAGTGATTCAACACACTCATGCTTGATACGGTCTTCTAATTCTTTATCAAACAACTCAGGGTATTCTTCACGTAATGTTTGAATCAATTTAATGCCTACTTGTGCGTGTAGCATTTCTTCATTACGTGTATACTGTACTTGTTGAGCACAATCTTTCATTACTGCTTTATTACGATTTAAGTGCATGATAATATAGAACTGCGAGAACAAGCTAACATTTTCTACAAACAATGTAAAGAGTGCAATTGAATAGATGTATTGTTTTCTATCGTCCTCATATACTTTCTTATTGTATTTTCTTAGATAGTCAACACGACCTTTAATAACATCAACATTAAGGTTCTCTTCAAATACGTGTGTAAGATGTAGAACATCGAGGATCTTTTCATAAGCCATATTATGTATGACCTCTGAATTAGCCATAGCATAACCTAAGTCTTTGATAGATGGGTGCGGTAGGTTATTACCCACATCTGCCCAGAATGATTTAACAGCAATCTCTATCTGACCAATAGCAGACATTGTCTTAACAACTATTTGTTGTTCAGCTGGTGTTAAATCATTTTTAAATTGGGAATAGTCTGATCGGAAGTTAAATTCTTCCGGTGTCCAGAAACCTTTCCATATTGCTTCTATGAACTGTTTAGTCCATGGATAGTGATCAGGTTTTCGGGAAATTTGTTCTTCGAATAGCATGCAATTAATACTCCAGGGCGTGAAACAAGTGGATTCTCATTTCTAGTAGGTAGTATTATATAGCATATCAGTGATCTTGTAAATAGCTAAATGTAGTAATTTTTAACATTTTATTACTATATGTCGCAAATTATTCTTCAGTTAATGCTTCTTCATAATAACCGATAATAGCTTGCTCATCTTTAATGTAACGTCTTAGATCACCAATACCAATAGCCAAGTTTTCATAGCCCTTTGGTGTAATAGCAAAGAATACTGGTGCTCCAGTATCATTCTTTATACGTTCTAAGAATTCTTCAACATTATCACCATTTACTACATACCAATCAACTGGTGGCATAGACACCCCTTTTGGTTGTGTTTGAATAGGAATAGATTGTTTAGTAAACTCTGTTTGTGTTATAACAACTGGTTCGGGTGTTCTAGTTCCCAGACACGCTGTCAGCAGCATCGGTGCTGTTACGATCAGGAGATGTTTCATTTTCAATTCTTTTAATAAGTTTAGCAACGGCATTGTCAACCCTTTCTTCCAAACCATTTGGGTTTGTAATAGCTTCCATAGTTAAATCAATCTTTGAGAATTTGTTTCTCAAAGCATCCAAGTGCACTTGTGATTTCTGTAGTGCTGTAGATAAGTTCTTATTTAGTTCTTCATTCTTTGCGGCATTGTTTTCTAGTTCGGTAATAGTATTAGCTTGAACAACTGTGACTTGTTCTAACTTTACATTATTTTCACGTAATGTATTCATTGTTTCTTGTGACCAAAGATAATAGCTATAACCGCCATAGCCAGCACTACCTAAGATACCAACGATAAATAAAAATAAATAAACTTTAATCATCTTTAACAAACTTTCTAAATCTTTTTAGTAGTACAGGTTGCTTATCTTTTCTTCGCCTGCGATCTGTAACAGGAATTTCTTTTACTCTTGGTCCAGCATTTGGTGCTAAATCATACCCACCGCTAGCAACAGAATTTGTAGGTGCATCTTCTTTTATTTTCATCTGATTAGCTCTCCTGCAGTAATGTAAATTTCTTTATTTGTTTTAAGATGTGTTACCTTATAGATGTCTAAACCCATAACATCACCAACAGGGAAACAACCCTCTTTAATTCTTACCTGATCTCTTTTAGTAACAACTTCATCGTGTGTCTCATTGATCATTTTACTACCATTTACTCTATAGACACCAGGTGATAATTGTTTATTTTCTAATAAGAACCATTCACTATTTTCTGATATAAGATCAAGTGAATTAATACCACACTCTTTTAGAATTTTATCAAAGTTTGATACGCCATATTTCTCTTTAAGAAGGAATAGAGCAGCTGCATATGAACCAAATCTTTTGCCAGGCAATAGCTTCTTAATATTAAATACCAGTTTATGAAATGCATTATGTGCAGTCTTTTCTTCTGGTGTATCTGCTTTCTTAATGGTCTTACCTTTATTATCAATAAGCCCTAATTCGAATGCAGTTGTATTCTCCCAAGGCGTTGTTAGTAACCTAAGAAACCTTAGTGTATAAACTAGATCACCAGCTCTTGATAAAATACCCATTTATATATTCCTTAACCTTTGAACAACTATTTTGTCCATAGATATATTTGTTAATTCAACATTCTCAATATAGTTTAAAAACAATAAGAATGGTTTTATTATACACATTTGATCATCTGTTAATTTTATTTTTAACATTTCAACACCAGGTCGAATACCAAAAACATTATGAATAATAATTAGATGATTTAAAATTAAGCGATCAGCAAGATAGCCACTTTCAGTGTATCTATTGACCAACCGCTTAATATATTTAAAGCGTTTTAAATCTTCTATGAATTCATCATGATCTGCACCAAGTGGATTATAATAATGTTTAGCAGCGTATAGTGGGATGTTATCCTCAGTTAATTGTATATCCATAGAACCTCAACTTTATTAGATTAATTTACTATATTCTTTAGAGTATCTATTAAAGTTTTTTTACCTTTTCTTCGGTCTAATTCTATTCCGTTCTGACGACCTAAGGCTTCTAATTGAACCTTAGTCATACCATCAAGATCACCGCCAACTGGTGCTTCATTTAACATAGCTGGTGCTTCTACTTGTGGAACTTCAGTAATTACTTCTGGTGATTCCATCATGCCATTTGCAATCATATACTCATTACACTGCTCTTGTGTAAATCGTTGAGGTTTTAAAATCTCTCTACGAACATGATGTTTCCAACCGCGAACAGTTGGAATAGCTTTTGAACACCATTTTGGTGGATTAATCATTTACATTTTTCCTTCTGGTTTATCAGCAACTTTATCTCCGGCTTTATTATCACCTGGGCGCATTGGTGCCGCTTTCATTGGATTAGCCATTGCAGATGCATTCTTTTTTATTGCTACTGCGATATCAACTTTATCGCCTTGTTTCTTATCATCATTCTTTTCGTGATCATCTACAAACTTCTTAGCGCCTTCTGAATCTTTTGAATCCATTTCTTCGCCTTTTTCTGCATCTTTCTTTGCTTTATCTGCAGATACTTTTTCAATAATACGTTTGTAAACTGGCCATTTAGGTTCTGCCATTTCTGTTGCAACCTTTTCTTTTTCATCATTCTTAGGATTCATTACAGCAGTATCATCTTTTTTACCTTTATTATCTGGATGGTTTGGACAATCTTTAGCATGATTTTCCATTGAACCATCACACTTAGGACAAGGTGTTGTTTTATCGTCTGCTTCTTTAACATTTTTAGAAATAGCTTTACGACGTTTATGAAGGTATTCATCAGAAGAATCTGTATCACCATCATTATCAATGTCTTTATCTTTACGATCTTTAAACTTTTTCTTAGCTGCTTTAGGATCTGCTTTATCTAATCCTGCGCCATCATCAGATGTATCGTTAGAAGCGTCTTCCTCGACACCTTCTTTCTTTTTATCCCAAGGAGCTTTAGGTAATGTTACCTGTCCTTTTGGTTTAGCTTTAATGCTAGCTAAAGCACGTTGTTTAGCTGTTGCTTCTTGGACTTGTGCGTACGCATCGCCCAACTTAGTCATAGTATCTTTTTCCATTTGGTTTTTCCTTTATATCCAAAATTGGGTGGCTACTGCACTCCCGATAGCAACAGTAGCTATCCAGAATAATTTGTTTATAGTATTTACTGTGCGAGCATTATCGTCACACATCTTTTCAATTTTATCTAGTTTCTCCGAAAACTTATTCATACGATCCCATGATCTCTCACGGTACTCGTTATAAGCATCCATCTTTTCTTCAAAGCGAGCAAGTGAGATTAAGACTTCACTCATCTTATCCATCTTTTCCTCGATCCGGTCTAACCGTTTCTTCCAGTCGACATCTGTAGCCATAACTTAACACTTCCATCTTCTGAGAGACATGGCCTTACGAGTAGGTCTCCCTTTTTCATCTTTCATAGGTCCTTTCATTCCGCCCATACGAGCACAGAATGATTTCCTACGTCCAGCTGCTTTACTACCAGCTTTAGCTTTACCTGTAACTGGAGCCTTTAGGTTGCTACCAGTTTTTCTATTAATAGCATCTCTGCCTTTTTGAGTTAAGCCTGCGCCTTTCTCAGTTGATCTATAGTGACCTTTACCATCAGCACCACGTTCTTCCAAATTTTCTTCAGAAATAAATTTTTTAAAATTAAGCATTAACTCTGGTCCTTAATGTAGCTTACAAATGAATATTTTGTTTCTTCGTTTTTCTTTTCACTTGTACTTTGAGCGTGTTTAATCTGAGCATCTGTAGGAGCACCTTTAGCACCTTTTTTTCTCATCTTTTCACCACGTGCTTTCTTAGCACGGATGTTTGCCCAAAGACCATTACCTTCTTCAATCTTTTCTACTGATTCAAGCCACTGTCTTGTTTTACGGTTAGGTGTCTCTACAATAACATAGTTAGCACCTAGCATACAAATAGTACCAACTTCGTCTGTACTCTTTATTATAACTGATTCGCCTAAGGAGAATAAATCTCCATTTACAAATGCTTCACGTTCTTCTGATACTGATTTTAATTCAACGTGATGATAAAATGATGCTTCCTCTTTGATTCCCATAGCACTACGGATATCATTAAAGAGTTTCTTTGCATCAGAATTGGATAATGGTTTAGGTAAGCCTTGAGAAAATGATGTAAAGTCATTAGCTTTAGCAGCTGCTCTCTGTTTACTAGCAGATGCTCCAGTAGCACCATCTGCATCTGGGTCTCTTTCACCAGCAGATATCACTTTAATACTTTTAAAGTTAAAGAAACCATGTCTACCTTTTGAACCATTATACTTATTTAAAAGAATATCAAATTCATTAACACGATCTGATCCAACAACCATTACGACTGATTTAAAACCCTCGTCATATAATGTTGTTGCTGCATCTATAAATGTTTTAACCTTTTTATTAATAAGGATCTGACGTGCGTGCTTAGGAAACATCTTCCTTGCATATTTAATCTTATCGTTGTACTGTAAAGGATTTTTACTCTTATCTGTTGATTGAGATAGATAAATCCTATACGGATTTCTACCAGCCTGTTTAGCTAGTGTGTTCAATAGTTTTTCATGACCAATAGTTGGAGGATTCATTCTACCAAAAGTAAAATAAACTGCTTGTTCCTCTTCAACTAGATACTGGCTAAATGATGGGATTCCCATAAGTATTACTTTCCACGTTTTCTTGCTATTTCTGCTTTACGAACATCTTTTAACATACGCTTTGCTATATTATTTATACGTGGTTTCATCTTGCTTAAACGCTTCTCAATCTCTGATTTACGTGCTGCAGTCATTTTACCCTTAGGTTGATCTTTAGCCAGCTTGTCAGCCATAGCTGTTCTAGCTTGTCTTTGAGCACGTTTCTTTAGTTTATCTGGAGAAGCAATTTTATTAGCAGCTTTACGTCTACCCATTGCCATTTTAGTTTTATTCTTACGAGCAGATATACCACGATCACGTCTTTGCTTAATACTTAATACTTCATCAACAGGTTCTTGCCCTGGTGTTAAAGCCTTAGCACGAGCTACAGTAGCCGGTTTACCTTCTTCATGCTCCGAAGGATTATAACCTTCAGTAAATAAATTAAATGATTTCATTATTTTCTAACCTTTGCTGCTAGGTCTTTATCTGCTTTACCCCAAGTACCAGAGGATTTAGTTATAAAGGAATTAACTCTTGCGTAACCCCATTGTTCTGGTGTAGTCCCTGGCCTATGTCCTGTTTTCCATGCAGCAACACCACGGTTATATACTTTGCGTAATATACCAATTGGCATACCAGACTTCTCAGCCTTCTTAGCCAAACCAGTTTTAGCATCTTCACCAAACATCTGTTTATACTTTTTTGTATGCTTAGATGTCTTTGTCTTAGCTGTAGCATCCCCAGGAGCTGGCTTATAAGCATCAGGATTATCATCTGCCATTTTAGCTTGCTTCTTAAACTGAGCATCACGTTTTACTTTAGTTGACTTAGAAAGACCTTTGTGATATGCAGCTGGCTGTGCTCCGTCACGATCCTTAATATCTGGATCTTCGGCTTTTTCATCAAACTTAATATTTGGATATTTCTTACGGAATGCAGTATGATCTTTAGAAGCAGCAGATGCTCTTTTCTTAGCGGCTGCAGCATCTTTAACATTACTACTATGTTGCTTGTTTACATCAATGCCTTTTTTCTTTAGCTGTTGATTAAATCTTGCTCTACCAAATGCTTCGTCTAATCGGAATGACTTAAAAGATTTCATTATTTTTTCCTCAAGTCTGCAGCAGTCATTTTATGCTTACTAATTAGAGCAGTAGTTGCCATACTTGATAGCCATTTTATATCAGCTTTTCTTACCTGAAGTAATTCGTCTTTACTAAATTTATTAACAACTTTACTTAATTCACGTGACTTATCAAGTGAAAGTCTATCTGGCATACTAGAATATGCCTTTTTAAGTTTATCCAGATCAAAAGCTTTTGCTTCATTTACTGGTACGAATGTATTAAATGATTTCATTTCTTTACTCATCTTCCTGGTTTGTCCCATCCTTTTAATATATCAGGTGAAAAGTTGTTGTATGAAAATTCCATACGATCAACTATTTTCACAGCATCACCGCCAAGTTTATCAATTGCTACATAACCTTCTTCACCAGTGGTTGTATAACCATTCTTAGTTTTAACAAAGGTTTTAGTATTACTTAGTTTATTAAGACTATTTATAAGTTTTAATTTAGCTAGTACAATAAGTTTTTGTAACTCGAACATACGAATCAAGTTAATTCTATTACTAGGAGAGAAGAATGCAAGTAGATCATCAAGCTTTTTCTGTCGTGATGCTTTACCTCTATCAGTCTTCATCTTTGCTTTTTCTGCTTTATATCTGTTGTCGATCCAACGAATGAGACCAGCAGTGTGTTTTGTTGTATCTTTAATAACTTGACCTTTACGGACAAACGTGTTGTTATATTGTTCGATATGTTGTGCAAGTAATTGATTTGCTTCCAGTTGTCTAAGTGTTGTTCCTGAGATTGTCGTAAATAGTTTACCGCAGTCACTAAGTAGTTTGGTAACATCTTTAGTATCCTTTGCAGACATAGTTACATTAGTCATATCTCTTAACATAGCATCTTGTGACCATACATTTTTAGATTTTTTAAACTTATTTGTATCGACACCATATGATGCCTTCATGTCTTCAAATGTTTTACCCTTATATGTTGTGTGCCAGACAATGCCAATTCTTGATTTTTGGATATCTCGTGCGGCTGCACCATTACTAGGCACAGCATAAACAATAGTATTAGGGTGGAAAGTAATGTATTTGTCCCCATCAATTGTCTCCTTATTAATGTCTCCAGAACTATATAGAAAATCTCCTTGGATTACACCTTTAATACCAAGTTCTGGTAAGTATTCAAGTGCGTCTTTTAATTTATCAGCAAGATCGCCTGATGTATCTTCATCAACTTCTGCTGCAGTTTTATAAATTTTAGGGTTCTTATTAAAGATACCTTTCTTAGCAACAAAGAATTTGCCGTCAGATGGATCTTCTCCAGCAAAGATAGCAGGTGCTCCATCCCATTTAACGGATACTGATCCGCTATGAGAACCTTTTAGCATATCACGTAGTTCACGCAAAGCTAGTATAGCTTCACGTGTACCCTTAACGCCACCATAGAGAACCTTATCCTCAATGTGTGTCATGTGTGTGTTCTTCTGTTCTGTTAATGTATCTTTAAATGTTATCATACTTGATTATACCATATTTGTTTTAATAAGTAAAGTGTTAAATTTAATTATTTTATAACCAAATTCTTTGTGGTGCACTTGGAGTAACACCGTGTGTTTCATCTAGTGCTTCTACTGCTGCTCTAACTTCATCACCTACTAAACGGATATTCACATGCCAACCATCTAAGGCTTGCATCTCAGGATACTCCATGTCATTATCATCTGTCAGTGTATTGCCTGTAGGTTCACTTAGTGTTCCCACAACATCAATAGCATAGTTAGGTGTGTTAGGTACTAAGTAAGGATCACCTACGTTTGTAGTGGTCTCC